AAGCATATCAGCACCTTCATTAATCATAGTTAATAAATCTTTTTTAGCATTCTCAAATGCTATATCATCTAAAGGTTCTGAAAGTTTAAGTTTTTTATTTAATGTTCTTTGTGCAAGTGTAGCCTGTCCTTCCATCTCTAAAGGTCTACCATACACACGTAGCCTATCTGTTATTTGCTTACCTCTTGTGCCTTTTGATGATAAAAACTCTATACCAGACATTTTGTATTTAGGTTTTAGAGGACCCAAATTTAACTTTCTTTTTACAACGCTTTGAGGCGGCGTTTCAGGTTGATAAGCTATTTCTTGTTTAGGTGCTATAGATAAAGCGGCAGAGCCAACTAATAAATAATCTGTAGCCGGTAAAGAAGGTTGAGCAAAAGCCGGTGGTTTTAAACCAAACATAATATCTTTATCCAACATTACCTTTTGTCTATCTATTGTGTACTCAGTTATTAGTTTGTCATTACCTAATATTTGAAAAGGTGTATCAACAAATTCGTTTGCTATTTTTACGGCTTCTTCTAAATTATTGGTTACAACTGTTGAGTTTGTTTTTCTGTTTAAATCGCCTACTACATAAACAGGAAAGTTTTCAGGATAATTTTTCTTTTGAAGCACTCTTTGTGTCATTTCATAAAGTTGTGCCTGTGTTTCGCCTACTTCAACATTTTCTAATGTTCTTCCCAATCTTCTGACAACATTATTATTATTAACAATTCCTCTACCAAATATAGTTTGACCTATTTCATTTATGTCATTTCCATATTCTTCATTTATAGCACCCCTCATAAACTCTATAGTTAAAGTCGTAGGTCTTTGCTGTACGTTAGAAAGTTTATATTTAAGATTTGGTGCATCTTGTAAAGGTCTTTTAAAATCAGGTGAGGCTCTATCAGCAGCGTCAGGAAAGTATTCATTGCCTATGCTTATTTCTGCAATCCTCAAAAGATCAGCAAACTCAGTAGCTAATATTCTATTTGTTCTTACTACAGGTGTTTGTACTTCGTAATTTCTTGTTGGTGTTCCAAATTCATCTATTCCAATAACCTCAACAGATTGATTAGTATCACCATATCTTTCTCTAGTTCCTATTTCTCCACCTACAAGCTTATCGAAAACATCTTCGTAGGTTTGATACCCTAATTCGTTTAAACCATTATTTATACTGGTAAAAAACTTTTTAGTTCTTTCCATTAAACTTCTAGGTTTACCTGATAATTTTTTATTTTCTATATAATCTTCAAACAATAAGGCATTAGCTTCTTCTAATAAATCTACAGAGTTTAAATTTTGATTATCTATATTGTTATATCTAAATTCTATAGCTTCAAGATATGTAGGCATTCTTCCTAAATCTTCTTTTAAAACATTTAATTGTTCTTTTCCTAATAGTGTTTCTGCTGTTTTGTCACTTAACTCTTTATTTGTAACATAATTATTTAAATTAGCTCTTTCTTGAGGAGAAAATAAATCTAAGAATACAGCAGCATGAAATAACTCATGTCCCATAGTTTTAGACAGATTATCTAAAACCTCTTGTTCTGTTGTAGTGCCTTCTTTTGCTTTAGCTACACTTAAAAATACTTCTGACCATACCGGATCAAATTGACCCTCTGCTTCAGGATTAGCTTGCCCTACTCTAGTTTGTATAGCTTTATCTAATCTTACTGAAACTTCAGGTAAGTTCATCTTTTCAAAAGATGCACCTAATAAGTTACGAAACTTTTGTATATCTTTAAGTTCTTGTTTAGTTTGAGGATCATTTTGTATTTTAGATTGCTCTACACTATTAAGTGTCCACTCACCATTAGCGTTAAATTTATATTTACTACCTTTTTGATCAACTATACCGGCAGAAACAAGGTCTTGACGTAACCTAGTGGCTACACGTTTATCTGCTAAGTTGTTAGGATTTAGACCTAAAGCTGTGACTATATTAGGTATGGTAGGTGCAGAGCCTGTATTCAAAACTTCTACAACTTGATTGTATTCGTTTAATGTATAAGGACGTGGTGAAAAATCAGGCAAGGTAATAGTATTACCTTCATGTGCGGGTAGAGTGTTTAAGAAAGAATAAACTAATCTTTTTTGTTGACTATTAAGTTTGTTAAAATTTGGTTGACCTGTTAAACGTAATGATAAAGATTTAAATCCATTAGATTTAGTGTCTATATTTACATTTAATTTTTTGCCAAGATTTTCCATCATCTTGACTGTCACATTAGTAGGTATGTTTTGAGTAAGTCCGGCTTCTTCGTAAAGTCTTTTAGCTTTTACATCTAATAATCTATTAATATCTGCTTCTGGCAATACACCTTGTAAAGATAATATATCTACACCTGTAGCCTCTCTACCTACTGCATTTATTAATCTTTCATAAGCAGCAGAATTTACGTTTGGAGATGCTTCTATATCTCGTATATCTATTTGTCCAAAGTAAGGATTTAATACGGCATTTCCTAACTTATTTACAAAAGGATTTGTTTCAGAGTCTGCATTAAGACCCTGCATAGTAGCAAAATTACTTTTTAACTCATTTGAGTAATTAACACCACTTATTAAATTTAAAACACCTGATACCGCAACCGCTTCTTCTTGAGTATTAAAAGTATTACCTATAACTTCTTGATAAGTATCTAATATTGCAAAGTTGCCTTGTCCGTCAGGTTGAACAAAAAACTGATTAGGTGCTACAACATCATTATCTGTATCAGCAAATGTATTTATTTTTTCTTGATTTTCTTGATACGTTTTAAAAGCTTCATTAAAGAAAGGTATACCTGTATCATAAATTTTATTTCCGTCTGCTATTTGAACTTCGCCAGCTATTTCTTCTAATCCTATTTGTTTAGCTTGTTCTTTAATAACTTGAACTTCTTCTGTAGCACGTTTAAAGTTTTCTTCTTTAGCTGCTGTTAAGCTTGCTACCTCTCGATTAGCACTTATACCTCCTAAAATAGCATCAGCAGGAACAAATGCAGCTTCACCTGCCATTTCAAAAAAAACATCAGCCATATTTACTCTTTCGCCATCTTCTAAGGTAGCTAATTGAGCAAAATATTCAGCACCGCCCGGTAATCCCATTTGTAAAGGTGTTTGTGCTACTAAATTATAACTTTGTCTTACATAAGGACTAACAGCAGTACCAACAGGACCTTTAACAAAAGGCATAATAGAACGGTTTGCACTTGTTATAACAGAAGGAGCAATAATTCTAGTTGCTATACCACCAGTAACTCCGTCAATAAAACCTATTGTAGCTCCTCTTGTCAAAGCATATTGATTAGCCTCAGCCAATAACTCATCATTTGACATAATCCTTTTAATAGATTCAGGATCAGTCATATCTAATCCATTAGCACGTAAATATTCGTGCATAGAATGACTGTATTCTATTTCACCTGAAACTCCACCTGTACCTAATACTTGTCCGCCAAATTTAGTTAAAGCACCTGTAGTTCTTAGGGCAGCACCTACACCAAAACTTGTTGCAAGTATTTGTGATGATGCAGAACCTGAACGTCCAAGCAAATCACCCATAAAATCTAATTTTTGCGAAAAGTTTAAATCGCCCATAAAGGCACCAAAACCATCTCGTAAACTATCTTGACCTTGTTCAGCTATCCATTTAAAAGCATCACTAACTTCTACTTCTTCTATAGATTTTTGTAATGTATCAAATGTGTTTAAAGTATCTTGATTAAACTGTATGAGTCCTTTTTCTGCTTTTTCATCAGTTTCGTACATTTGTGCAGAAATAGGCTGCCCCGGAAACATCTCTTGAATCTGTCCGGATTTTCCGGTTCCATACAGCATAATATGAAGGTCTTGTTTTCTTTTTATCTCATCAGGAGAAAGGTTTTGATTTTTTTCTTTGTCTAAAAGTGTGTTGTATTCATTAGTAACTTGTTCTTCTTCTAATAAAGACTCATATACTTTTTGTTTATCTATATTAGCTAAAGTTTCTTGTTCAGAACCAGCTACAAATTGTTGTGTTAAAACATCGCCCTCATCATAAAACTCAGGTGGACGTAAATTAGGTGCAATACTTTCAAAAGGATTAGAGGGCGGTAATGTAGTTTCTTCTTCTACAGGTGTGGTCGCTACAGTTTCTTCTTCAACTGTAGGAATAGGATAATTAGTTTTGTAAGTAGCGATTCTTTCTTGTATTTCTTCCTCTGTTAGATTATCAGGTAGAAATAAATTTCTCCCATCGCCTGTGTCATAAAAAGCCATTTTAGAATCTACTGCTCATATCAATCATTGGTGGGTCTTCAGGTAAAGCAGGTATTTGTCCTCCTTCATATTTAAGAATTATACCCATAGCTGCATTTTCTAAATAGAATCGTTTAGCTTCTTTTTCAGCTTCTTCACGACTCAAACCTTGTTCGTTTACTATTTTTCTTCTGTAATCAGCACCTCCTTCACTTCTAACCCACTCATCTGCTTGTGCGTTTAAATCTTCAACAGTTCTAAATTTCTGTTGCTGTATACCACCGAATCCTACAACTTCACCTGATTTAAGTAGTGCATCTTCATTTGGACCTCCGTACATAGGTTGATTATTTTCATCAACACCTAGGTTAATTGCATATTTTTCAGGATTACCTTCTGCTAATACTTTTGCTATAGCTATATTAGGTTGGTCTTTTTTTCCTGTTCTATCGTAGTAATCACCTAATTTTTTAGCTTGTTCTGATTTATATGCAAGTTCTGCTATTCTAGTATCTCTTTCTCTATTAGTTTTAGCCATATCTGCTTCAAATTTAGCTTGTTGCATTGTCTCTGTATCAGCAGCAGCTAATGTTTTAGCAGCACCTTCAATTACAGGATTTAAGTTTTGTTGTAATTGTTGTGGTGTAGCAGATGTTCCTACAGCTAATCCTGCTCTTACTAAATCAAGTCCTTGTCTTGAACGTCTTCTTTTTTCTTGTTCTTCAGGATCAAAATAACCTCTAACTAAACTTTGATAATCTAACTCAGCTTGTGTAGGTTGCATTCTTTCTGAATAGAAATCATAAAATTCACCTACGCCGGTAGGATTATAAAAATTAAATGGTACTTGTTGTCCGGGTGCCATTTCTACAATTCCACCACCGCTATAGCCCATGTTTTCTACTACTTCAGGTGCAACTTTAGCTAATGCTTCTAAACCTTTATTGGGTAGTTCTTTACCCTCTTTCATTCCTACCATATTACTAGGCATCATTTGCCCTATACCCTGATTGCCTACAGGCATTGCAGGTGTATTTTGTGGCATACCTTGCATACTAGCCATTGCAGGAGGAGCCATACCACCAAGACCTTGATTCATCATGCTCATACTAGCTTCGTTCATAATCTTGTCAGCTACAGTATTGTCTTTGTTATAAGAAGCCATACGTCCCGCATGGTCTTCTCTCATGTCTTTACGGCGTTTTAACTCAGATATAACTAAATACTGCGGATAAGCACCTGTTTGCATAGATTGCATAAGCACTTGATCCGGTAATGATTTAATGTCGTCTTCTATTTGTAGTATGTTCATTTGTTACCTTTTAAATATTGAACGTTCAATGTTTAACTCATTCCTCCTAGAGCCTGATAAATACCTAATCCACCTAACCCTAATCCTAGCATAGTAGATGCAGCAGATGGAGTAGGTTGATAACTCGAAACTTGCTGTCCCGGAGTTATAGGCATACCTCTTAAAGCCTGTTGGAAAAACGATATGTTTTGTCTAGGATATGCAAGTTGATCTTGGAACTCTTGATAACCCATATCATATAGTTGTTGTTGCATAGCTTGTCTAGCTGTACCGGCTTGCCCTAGCTGATCAAGTCTTTGTATTTCAGCTTGTTGTCTAGCAAAACCTAAATCAGCTAATGCACCAGCAGCACCTAGTTGTTGACCTCTGGTAGCTTGATCTATACCTATTCCACTAAACCTTGCTGCTCTATCTCTATCAAAAGCCGCTTGTGCTTGTGCATAATTTTCAGCAGACCCTGCTAGTTGTATATCGCCTATTTGTTTAGCTAAAGCGTTTTCTCTTTCAGATTGCATAATAGCTTCTCTATAACCGCCTAAACCTCCTGATGCAGCAGCATCTTGGGCTATTAAATTACTGGCTTTCATAGATTGATCTCTAGCAGCTTCTTTAGCCATGTCTATAACTGCTTGTTGATAAGGATTCATATAAGACTGAACATTGCCGTAAACAGGATTACCTGCTGAATCAATTCCTGTCATTTGATTAAAACGACTAGTACCTACTGCTTGTCCTGAACCTATAGCTGGAACTATAGTTCCATCAGGTGTCATCATCTGATTCATAGCTAAATCTTGCATAACAGAACTTGCTGGTGCTATTTGTGTAGGATCGCCTGCAACAGCTAATCCAGATTTACCTGTCATAGCTAGTTCTTGTTCTGGACTAAATGTAGCTAATCTTTGACCTTCATAAGTAGTGTAAGGAGCAAGAGATTCAGTCTCTGCTCTTTGCATAAGCCTAGTTATATATGGCTCTGCATACTCAGGTAAATTAGTTTGTGTTACTGTTGATGTGGTTTCTTGAACACCACCTCCGCCGCCGCCTTTACTCATTGTCAAACCTCTTTTCAAATACCGTATAAGCCTTCTTCCAATTAGACCTGCTTAACCATTTCCAAAATCCGAACCTAGCTGTACCCTCTATTCCATCGCAACCTGAGTCTTTTGCCCAAGCTTCGAGTTTCATACAAAGCAACCAAGCCCACTCTTTAAACTCATCTCCACCTATGTACTGTATTGCACACATTAAACTAGCCGGATATCTAATAAATTGTGTAGTAGCTACACCTAATACTCTATTTTCTTTGTCTAAAGTTACCCATAACTGCTGTTCATCATTCATTAAAGCTTCGTAAACATAATCTATAGTCCATCTACCGCCTGAACGTTTTACTGCTTTTTCTAAATGTGGTTTAGCATCATCCCATACTGTATACAGTAGATTTATAGGAATTAAACTAATTATGTAATCAGGATATTCCTCTTTTATTTCTACGTAATTAGTATCTGATTCATCAAAATTATTAACTTCAAACATACTCATATTAACCTACCATTACTTTTTTATTACCTAAAGGTTTTGCTTGTTTAGTAGTGCCTGTTTTTTCTACTCTAACTCTATCTAACATATTATCAAGCTTGTCGGAACCTTCGTCCGTATTGCCATCTCCTAACATTGAAACCACATCTGCTGGTATTATGTACTCACCGGGAGATACAGCAACACCTTGCTGGTTTCCGATCATGCCCATAATATTATCTTCCATACCTCCACCTATACCTTGTACTAATCCTTGTGTTTGTGCATTAGGTACTTGTTGTCTAAGAATAGTGTCTCTAGCTTGTAAAAAAGCATCTACTCCAAATTGTTCTATATAAGCTTGTATAACTGAGTCTGGATTAGGATGATTACCTAAAACAGCTTCTCTTATTTCCTGTTGTAATGACATTTCACGACTCATATCAGGAACTTGCATACCTTGTTGCATTCCTGCAAAAGACATATTATTTAAATTTAATATAGGATTTTCAGCTAACGCAGAACTCACATAAGCAGGAGACTCTTTTTCTTCATCATCATCAACAAACTTTTTATCTTCTTCTGTTTCTTCTACTTTTTCTTCTTTTTCTTCTGCTTCTTCTGCTTCTTCTGCTTCTTCTGCTTCTTTAGCTTCTAAATAAGCTAAATATTCTTCATAAGTTTGTTCTTTTAACTTCTGGTAATCAGCAGAAGGTATATCGCCTCTAGCTAAAGCATCAGCTAAAGCTTGTTGATATGCAGTTCTTTTGTCTGTTTGTTCTGTTCTGCTAAGTGTTTTATATATATTTCCTGCATAAAGAACAGCAGGGTCTCTTTCATACGCTCCACCATAAGAAGGATCATCAGCAAACATACCTACACCTGAATAGCTTATATTACCTACCTCCGGAACATTTGATACTGTATAACCATTATTAAGTTCAATTACACTACCATCCATAGGATTTTTAAACGTGCTCAAATCATCTATTTGTGTTCTAGTTCCATCAGGACTTATTAGAATACCTGTAGTTGCTACACGTCTTTCACCCGGATAATAATTTTCAGTAGAATCTGCAACATAACCAAGTGCAGGATTTGTGTTTGTGTAAACAAACGTACCGTCTTCTAATGAACCTTGTTTACCATAACCTGTTGGTCCCACAATTATGCTTGATTCATCTTCTTCAGTATCAGGATTATCTTTGACAATTTTAGAAACAGCGTTTGGATCAGTACCAATAAGTATTTTATCTGCTGGTACTCCTGCTGCTATAGCAGCATCATAAGCTTCTTGTACTCCCTGTGATACTGCTGAGTCTTGTAAAGTTGCTCTATTAGCTTCTACCTGTGTCATAGTAGTTGCTGGATCACCAAGATAAGGATTTTGACCTTGAGGACCGCCACCAGTTCCATACGCATAAGTAGCTGATGAATAATCTTCGCTATCAGGATCAACATATCCAGCATCACCCGGTTGTAATTCAGTTCCTGTTACTGGATCAGTATTACTTGTTACTGTTACACTTTCTGTATAAGGTTGATTAGCAACTGTAGTAGTTGTTCCATCTTCATAAACAACTGTAGATGTTCCATCATTGTTATCAATAACTGTGCTTCCCGGATTATTAGTAAGATCGCTATCGGTTATGTTAGTTTGTCCAGAGCCAGTATCATATACAGTATCTGTATTTACATACGTATCAGCACCTGTTTGCACTTTATTAGCATTTGCCCCTGTTACATCAGAACCGTATGCGGTGAAAGTACGTCCTGCTCCTGCTACAGCACCTTCTAATCCTACGTTACGAAAAGGACTTAATAACTGAGTAGTTGTTGGTAATCCAGCATTGTAAGCATCTTGTACTCTTGCTAAAACACTACCTGTAGGTACAGCATCATAGTCATAATCAGGTAATACCATAGGTTGATAAGTGCTAGGTAAAATAGGAGGAGGTGTAAATTCTTGAGTTTCTCCGGCTGCTGCTTGTGCTGCACTTATTGCAGATGCAGGTATTACTCTGTTAGGAAAAAAATTAAACTCTGAATCTATTCCCGGCATATAAGTATTAGAAGGTCTAAATTGTCCTTCGTTGCCTACACCATATATAACTTCTCCGCCTTCTTGATATGAAGGTATTTGACCTCCTTCAGCAGAAAAATAACTAAGGTAAGGGTTTCTTGAATGTATTACTTCAGGATATTTAGCATACATTTCTTTTTTTCTTTTTTCTCTTTCTGCCCTCATCATATCCATATCTTGCAGATATCTGTCCTGTGCATTTTGTGCGGCTAATGAACCGCCACCTAAAGCTATAGGTAAATAGTTGTCAGCTACTGCTTGCGCAGTATCGCCAGACACAAAGTTAGAAGCTAATTTACCTAATCTATCAGTAGCTGACATTTCTTCCATAAACTGTTGTTCTGCTGATTTTGCAGCTAAATCAGCTATATTTTTTTCTGTTGCTCTTGATAATCCAGCAGATTGTGCTTTTTGTGCTGCTGCTGTAGCTATATCTGCTTTTGCGGCTTCAGTTAAAGGCTGTCCAGATAAATTAGCGATTAATTCAGCATTTACCATATCTTGTTGTGTGGTTGTTGTTATAAGGTCTTGCATAGCTTTGCCACGTAAACCTGATGCTGGTATTTCTGTTGTAATACCATCAACTGTTACATCTAAAGGTGTAGCTTGACCTATTAACCCTTCTTCTATAGGTCCTTTTATAATATCATCCATAATTTGACCAGAACCGTAACCTAATACAGCAGAAGCAATACCTTTTTCTAAATCACCTGTTTCTAAGTATGTGCCTAGTCCTGAACCAAAAGCGGCTCCACCTGCGGCTCCTACTAATCCTGCACCTAATAAGTTAGGAAATATGGTACCGCCTAGTAAACTGCCTAATATAGCCCCTACAAAGGCTTCAGGCTGTCCTGTTTGCGGATTTATGGTTACAGGCATAATAGAAGCTAATCCAGCAACTTCTTGTGGATTAACGTGCATAAGCATAGTGTCGCCATAGCGACCCATTTTTGCTAATTCTGCTGCTTGTTTTCTAGCATCCATATTATCTTTCCTCTTTTGTTTCGCAACCAAATATATTAAAACTCATATCTACAGCACTCGTATACACTTTTACAACATCTGTTTGATTTAAAGTTATGCCTAAGACTATTGCTAAAGAATCATTTGCTGCTACCGACTTGTCGTAATATAGGTATTGTTTGTCATCAGCAGTAGCACCGCCTACGTGTACGCTTAATCTAAAAGTAATAGCCGATCCTGTTCTATTTGCTGCAACTATTGAACTGACAGTTGTTTGAGTTAAATCAGGAACTGTATATAAAGTTGTTGTAGTTGTTGCTGCGGGGTCAACTTGACCTAAAACTTTAAGTGTATCAGCCATGTTTCATACCCATTAATAAAAATTGATGTCGTTTTATTGATTTACTAGGAATGCTTTCTTGCATTCTTTTTAGTAAAAATATTTCTGTTTCTAAAGATTGAATAGCTTTTACTAACTGATCTCTAGTTAATTCTTCATTGTTAGAATCATAAACAGCACTTGCTATGGGTAATGTAATAGGTGCTTTTTGACTCATTATTTCTTACCGTCCTGTCTCATTTCTAATCTAAATGAACCTAATCGCCAACCATATCCAAGACCTGTGCTTTCAAATCTTAATATAGCTTGTCTTGTTCTTGCTCTTATAAATGCTTGTTGCGTAGTAGAATCTATTGCACTTGTTGATAAGGTTGTTGGAGTATCTAAAGGAAAATCTACCCCTTTAACAGAAACATTTAATGTATTAGCAGTTCCTGTTTGACCTCTAAATTTTAAATCAGGTATTATTTTAGAAACAAACATAAAGTGTTCACCATCAGGCTCTAAATCAAAATCAGATGTTTCAATAAAAGCAGTCATTGCACTACCGTCCGCATCATTACCTACTTCTTGATTATATAGGTAATTTATATTGCTACCATCTGTTTTACCTGCTGCTACAGGAAAATCTAAAGAGTTGGCTTCTATCCATGCAGTTCTAATAAAATCATCATCAGTAGTACCTATACTCCATGTATTTTCTAGATAGTTATAAATAACATATCTATTTAATTCCATAGAATCTGCTGAAGGATAAAACCACATAATTTCGTTGTGATCTACATTTGACAGTCCATATATTTTAAAACTTTGTCCTAAATTTATATCTGCAAATATGTAATCTTGTACTGCACAAGGCAAGGTTCTTACAGTACCTGCATAAACATAAAAACTACCTCTATCCATAAAAAATACTTTGTTATCAGCGTTTATGGCTGCTCTAGGAGAAATCATAGAAGGACCTTGCATAATTTCAGCAAAGCTAAATATAAATGGTGCACCTGAATATTGCATAGAATGCAAACCATTATCTGTCCAAATAAGTATTTCTTGTCTAGTTCGTAATGCTCCAATAATAGTAGAACCACTAGATAGTCTGGTTCCACCTGCCGTATTAGTAGAAGTTGGTGTCCAATCTATTGAACTTTCTTGATCTGACCATCTAACAAATAAAGGGTCTATAGTTGATGAACCTATAGCATTAGCACCAAAACAAATTATATGCCGATCAATATCAGATACCATTATTTGTAAAGCAGCAGTTGGAGGATTACTTGCACCAGCTAAATCAGAAAAAGCTACCGCCCTTACTGTTGCTCCTGAACTTTCGTCCCAATAAAATATGCCGCCGCCTCTAATGCAAGATATTAAATCGTCACCAAAATTATCTTGTGACCATAATCTTAACTGACTAGAAGCCGATATAGAACTAACTGATCCCCAAGTTCCTGCACCCCAAGTTCCTGAACCCCATCCCGTTCCTTTTACATAATTATCTAAACCTATATTAATTTCGTAACTTCCATCTACTCCTGAACCGCCATTTCCTGTATCGCTTGCATTAGCTGTAACAGTAGAGTCCGAAGTATCTTTAGCAACTATGTTGTATGTATTAGCTGTTAAAACAGCATTAATTGTATATTCTTGATTTAGTACGTCAGCAGTTATATTTCCTCCTAACGATACAGCTTGTGCAAACGTAACTGTATCTCCTGCTACTGCTCCATGAGTTGAATCTGTAACTACTACAGTTGATGAACCGTTTGTTGCCGCAAAAGTAATAGAGTTAGTAGAGGTTTTTCTAATAGGAGTTATGTTATTAAAATCATCTCCTTGTTTTACATAGTATTTTAAATGTGTACCTACTCCTATGTAATCAGTTTGTCCTTGATCTCTATAAGAATGTAAGCTTCTGCAAGTTCCTTCAAAACTATTTAATGTATTTTTTTCCCAACCACCTATTTTTTCAGGTCTTCCGCTTCTAAACCTAACTTTATCAGCATTAAAAAATCCACCTTCTTCTGAATAAGAAGTTCCTTCTCTAACTATGCCGGGTCTAAAATCATATTTTTTTAACATTATTCTTCTAAAACTCTATCTCTTAATCGTTTAGCCCTATTGCCTACTTGTGTAGCCCATTTGCTATCCATCATCTCAATAGCAGCAGTTTTAAAATCTGCATTTTGCATAGCCTTTAAAAACTTTTTAAATTTACTAAGTCTTGGTAAGCCTAAATTAAATGCCATATTTGCCATAACTCTTTGTTTATTATCATCTAAATCTCGCCACCAAGATATATTTTTATCTAACTCTAAACACACTACATCTATGTCTGAATTTAAACACTCTAAAATTCTTTCTTCAGAAACAGGAGTTCCTACAGGCTGACCATATTCTTTATCTTTTGGGATAACTAAATGTCCTACTCCAAATGTAGGATAACCTAAATGATCATGGTATATCTCATAGATAAACCCTTCATCTTGTATTATTTCTTTTACTAATTTATCTCTATCCATAATTTTTAAAACCTTCCCCTATCAAAAAAGAACAGGAGCAGACTTGTTCTAAATTAATAGGGGTCGGCTAATCTTGTTTTTGTGAGGCACCAAAATAAAAACTTATAACAGCACTCGCTAAACCACCTAGATATCCGAGAACCAAATTAATTAGAGCCTCTGAGTTCTGTTCGGGGGGCTGGATGGTCACTAAAAATATATATGCTAAAAATCCACCTACCGTAGCTATACCCATTAATCTAGCAGTCCAATCCTTTCCAAACTTACCTCTAGCATCTTGTTTATCAGCAGTTTCTAATTTGAATACATCTACTTCTAACTCTTTCATTTGTAATTCAAATGCTTGTTCAGCTTTCTTTAATTCAAGCATTTGTTCTGGTGTTGCAGACTGTATAGCCTTTTCTATAGCTTTAGGTTCATTCTTACAACCTAAAACTTCTGAAATCATGTTGGCAGCCATACCACCCATAGGACCGCCTAAAGCAGTTCCTAATGTTGGTGCTACAGCACCTACAACACTTTTTAATAAATCTTTCATTTCTACTCCCATGTATAAACTTGTAAGGGTTTTGCTTTACCTTTAACCTCTATAGGTTTTAGTAATTTTAAAGCAAATTTACTATATTTAGCAGTTTCCTCACCTATTAAAACTCCGACACCTGCAACCTTAGTGCTTGACTCTAATCTAGCAGCAACATTACAGGGATCACCAATTAAACTGAATGCAAATCTATCTGTAGCCCCAAAATTTCCAGCAATACATATACCACTATTAACACCTATACCTATGGCTACTTGGGGTATGCCTTCTTTTGCAAATTTTATATTTAATAAATCTATATTATTTTCTATTTCTTTAGCTGCATTTAACGCTAAATTATGATGATCATCTTGCGGTAAAATTGTATTCCAATGAAACATACCGGCATCACCTATAAATTTATCAGTACAACCAAAGTATTTATTAGCTGCTTGAACCTGAACATCTAAGACAGAGTTCATAATATATGTCACCATTTCAGGTTCTACAGACTCAGATAAGCTAGTAAAACCTCTAAGGTCTGTAAATATAATAGAACAATCAACTCTTTTGCCATTTACCTGACAAAGTTCTGGATTATCCTGTAGTTTTTTAACCATTCTAGGATCAAGATATTTACCAAATTGACCTTTAATTTGTTGACGTAATTTATATTGCTCTTTAAATCGCAAGTAAAACGCTGTAGACGCACTTATAAACTGAGATATCAAAGACCATACAACATCTATTAAAATGCCTTGTTGTATTAAATAATAACCGCCTATGGCTGTTCCCATAAAAACAATACCTGTTGTAGATATTCCTAAAGTTATTCCAAATATATTAATTAAACTTATAACTAAACATATTGATATAAATGTAATTAATAGTTCTACAAACAATGCGTAATCAGGTATATAAGGACTGTCTTCAATTAAAATAGATTCAGCTAAAGCTGCTTGTATTTTATGTGGTTCTAGTAGACCTACAGGAGTGGCTAATTGAGGCATAATGCCTTTAGCTGTAAATCCTACAAAAACAAACCTTCCTTTTACATCCATGTCTTTTAAAGACGTTTCACGTGGAACAACCCAAGAAATCCATTTTCTTCCTAAACTATCTGTTTTAACGGGAGGTAATCCTTTTACTCTTATTTCCTCTATGCCATTAGTATTTGTTTTAATGACATAAGTATCTGCACCAGTTAATATTTTTAATACTTCTGTTCCATAAGCCGGTACCCATCCATCCGGTGTTTTTAATAATAAAGGTAGTCTTCTTACTAAATTATCAACATCTGTTCTAGCTACAGCTATGCCTTGATTTGCATTTTGTTTAAGTATGTCAATATTTTCTATAACGCCTTTTGCTGATATACCACCTACATCTTCTCCTAAAATTACTGTGCCTACAGTAGACGGATAACTTCCATTGTCATTTTCAAAAATTGCTAAAATGCTAGGAGCATAAGATAAAGCTTGTCCAAAATCTTTATCTCCACCAAATCGATCTTTTTGAGGAAAGGCAACTACCCAACCGACTCCTATTGCTCCTCTTTCTAATAATTCTATTTGTATTTCAGCGAGCCTTTGTCTACTCAGAGGATAACCGCCTTCTTTAGTTATATCATCTTCTGTAATATTAAGTACAGAAAAATATCCTGAAGATTCTTGTTGTTTTATAAAAGCATCAAAAGTTTTTAATTTAATAATTTCATAAAATTTAAAGTTACTAATAGGTATAAAACATAAAATTAATAACAAACTTATGTATATATACTTATTCACGATCCTTGAGTTATTGTTATTGTTGTAGAAGAACCGCCATTAACTTTAACAGTATTAGCAACACCATCTTGTATTAATATAATAGTATAACTATTTGAACTATCTAAATTTAATTTAGCACTTTGATTAACCGTTCTAGTTAAAGTTATATTTTGTCCTGTAACTATAGTTGTAATTTGTGTATCTTTGTCTTGTCCTATTTCAGTTCCAACTATGCGTACACCAACACCACCTTGTTTTAATTGATCTTCTTCTTTTTCTATAGCTAAAGCATCAATTACGTTAAGTAAATCTTCAAGAAAATTAACATCTAAATAATTAATATCTAGTTCTGTAAACTCTAAATCAGCTTCAGCATCTAAAAAATCTTCTGCTAAATAATCAACATCAAGATCATCAAACTCTAAATAATCTACAGATGATTGTGTTTTTGTTTCTTCTATAGATTGTTCTGTTTCTTGTGGAGGATTAACAATCAACATATTGTCTATTAAATCTAGTGATATATCTAACGTAACAGGTTTAGTAGGATTGTTTTCATAAACAGAAACCGTAGTTGCTTGATAAGGTTTATTTAATGTGACACTACCCATAGCTGTAGCAACAATTATTTCACCACTAGATATACCATTTTCATCAGGCAATAATATAACTAAACTTCTTCCTAATTCATCTACTGTACAAGTAAAGTCTGTACCTCTAATAGCTATATCAGCAGTAGGTGTTTTTATAGATATGTTGCTTTTATTATTAAATTTACCTGTAATAAATCTTGCAGTACCACTAGCAAACTTCAATGCCATTTTAGATTTAGACGGATTAGGATCATAAATGTATTCGTCTATAACTAACTTAGAATGTTCAGTTAATTTAACTGTAGAACTATCTTCAAAAGTAATAGCAACTCTGCCAGCTTCTGTGCGTACATCATCCATTTGCTGGATGTTGAACTTTAGTTCAGCACCATAAGGTTTATCTCTTAGAACTTGTG